TCGGCAGGCGTCAGAGCGTTATCAAACCCAACCCGCTTTGAGTACCGAATATCCGGACTGTCGGTAGGATTACCATTGGTAACCTCTTTGATCTGATTGGAGTAGAACGGAATCGCAACGGTGTGCTGATCGCCGCCGTTTTTGCCGCCCTGATCTACAATGCCGTCATAGCCGCTGTCCTTCAAGAAGTCCGTGACTACATCCGGCACCGTGGTCCAAGCATGGGTTGTGCCGTTATCCAAATCGTCCTGCAACCGCTCCAGCCAATCCTCAATAGGAATGCCGTTCTTATCCCACATATCCGCCTGGGCATTGTCTGTGTCGTACCGGCTCATGTCTGCATCGTCCACATACGACTGCAAATCATCAATAAAGGACTGATCCAGCTTGCCGGTGTTGTACGGATTTGTAATATTCAGATAAGCCTGATATACCTTTTCTTCCCGGTAGTCCGGGTCGTTGTACTGGGCCTGATCAATACCCACCGCTTTTAGCACATCCAAGAAACGGCTTTCTTCGTTCCAAAGATTTCCATCACCAAGCCACATATCTACCAGTACGGACAGCGCATTGCCCTTGGCACGGTGCAATTCGTAGTCGCTGAAGCTACCAATGCCTATTCGATTGCCGGGCTTCAAGACAATGTTATCGTTGTCGTCCAATGTAACCTGCTTGATCTTCTCGGTCATTGCTTTCTTTTCAGCTGCGGTCAAGGTGTTCCAGTATTCTGTAACCGGCTTGCCGTTCACCTGAAACTGGGTCTCGTAGCTGTCATAATCACTATCGTAGGCGAGAGAAGTATCTGCTTTATCCCTGCTGTAATTTGTGGCAATATCCGGATCGTCCGTAAAATACGCCATCGGCCCGGGGGTTGCCCGCTTGGGATCAAACACATAACCTACCCGGTCCGCTCTGGAAGTACCGTGGTAGAACGGTTTGATCTTACCGTCCTCGTCCCGCAGCTCCGGCGCCACATGCTTATACCGCCGCTGCTGCGCCTCCGTCAGTTCGTTGCCTTGACTGTCCACTTCCAGGGAATGGCGGCTGTCATTTTTGCCATTCTGTGCATTTTTTTGCCCATTCTGCATAGAATGAGTATTGACATCAGGTCCATTTTGTGTTACCTTGTTGTCAGACGCAATCCCTTGCTTAAAAGGCTTCCTGCTATTTGCATAGCCTTGAGGGGTTGCGTTTTTTATTTTCACATCTGCCTTCCGCATATCCACGATATCATAGAACACCATCGCGTTCTGTGTGGTTATGCCAATAATCACATCAGCGGTATATCCGTTTTCACCAACCTTAAGGAGCACATCAGAATGTGCAAACTGCTTGAAGCTATCATTTCGGCTGTGCTTCAAGTCTTCAATCTTTTTGTTTTTGCCGGATTTCAGGATCTCATCCAAATTCTGTGCGGATAGCAGTTTATCTTTGTAGGCTGTCTTTTCCTTTGCTTTAAGGTACTGAGAGTATTTTGAATTCAAAAACTCATTTTTGCTAATGGCATTTACTTTGACTACGCCACCCCACAAATCTACACCTGATTTATATTCAGACAAAATATTTTTGATTTTTGTCGCCCACCGCGACTTGGACACGCCAGCCAGTACATCATTATCAATAACGACACACGGTTCGCCGTCTTCTGTAATTTCAATAGAATGGCGAATTTCGGACTGACTATTTTCTGCTTCACCGCCATGCTTACCTTCTAACATTCTTTGGCGGTTGTCAATGGCATTGTCCAGTGCGTTAAAGAAGTTATCCAGCACCGGCACCTGCTGCGCCGCCTTTTGACCGGCTCGTGCAGTGGTATTCAGCGTGCCCTGTCCCTCAATTACGCTGCGCACAGCGTCCAGTAGCTTTGTAAAGAAGTCCTTGATCTTTTCCACAACGGACTTCTTTTCTTTTTGGGTCAGGTCGGTATCTTCCGCCAGCCACTTGGCGAACTTCTCGCCGCCCTCCTGCGTGCTGGCTTCACCACTGATGAAGTCAAAGATCATCTCGCTGACGGCATCTTCAATAGAATACTGCTTGCCGTTCTCGCTGTACCCATCTACATATTTCTGCAGCAGATCAATCTTGTCATCGTGCGCATAATCGCCGGTTGCCAGCATATACTCCACAATCGGCCGGCAGGCGTCCATCATTTCCGCCGTGTTGTAGGCGTGGGTGTACTCGCCCAGCTCGTGCATAAGTGTGGCGTAGATATGCCCACTGTCCGGGTTCAGCACCACCTTGCCATTGGCAGGATCAATATAGCCGTTATCATTGCTTTCCAGGCTGCCGTCCAGCACAATATCCAGCTTGGTCTTGGCCGCCACACGATCCAGGACTTCCTTTTCCTGCGGGGTAACCGTAGCTTCTCCGGTCAGCGTTACAACGCCGCCCTGGTTCTTATTTGCTTTGGTAACGGCGGTCTTGGTGGTGCCGATCTCCTTAGACTGCTCCTGACCGCTCAGGAACAACTCATTGGCAGCGCCACGGTCCATAATTCCCATTTCAATCGGTGCAGACAGTGTATTGGCTGCCTGGTCAAATGTAATCTTGCCTGACGCACCGGCGTTGTAAAAGCTCTCCGCCGCGTGCAGATAGGAATAAGGGTTGACCTTGCTGTCGTAATTATTGACCAGCGCATAAGCGCCCAGGGAGCCAAACTTGGCAGCGCTCTTGTAAACCGCCTTGGTGTTGGGGTTGTTGAACTGCAAATAATCCGTGGTGGTCTTCGTACCGTCTTGCAGCTCGACCACGGTATGGCCGTCCTGGACCTTAAGGACGCCTTTCACTTGGCTCTCCGGCACAGGCTCTGCCCGCTGCAAATCCTGTGGAACCGGAGCTTGCTGCGCAGTCTGTTCCACCTGGGTGGCCACATCTGCATTTTGCGCTTTGGCTTCTTGGTTCAGTTCTTCAATCTTAGCTTTCTGAATGCCGTTGTAGGTGTCCTTGAACTCATTATACCCTTTTGCCTTTGGGTTTACAAGCAGTTCATTCATATATGCAGCAGAAGAACCGCCACGCAACATTTCATAGGCCATACTGCGGGTAGTGGATTGTGCCCAGTCAGTGCTATTGTCCTGCAGCTCGGCGTACAGGGCCTTTGTGGTCTTGTCCCCTTTAATCTTCCCTTCGCCGTCAAAATAGCTGCTCGCAAAACGGCTGGCGGCCTTGTCCACATTCTTAACGCCGCTGTCTTGCAGCCGTTGGCGCACAGCGTCCTCCAGCACGGTCTTTTGAGCCTGCGTAGTCGCAGCATCATCGCTGGTCTGCATTTCCATAGCCAGCTTTCCCAGCTGCCGCTTGGATATAGTTTTGCCGTTTTTCTCTGCATCAGCCAGCTCGGCGGCAATACGATACAGTTTGGAATTCTCATCCGCTGTCAACCCGGCGTCAATCAACTTTTTTGCATTTCCGTTACTGCGTACATTCTTGCCATAGCTATCCTGCTGCAAATGCCGTTCTCCGGACATGATTGCTTCGTTTGCGCCGCTCATCGCCATACCGGACAGGCCACCGGCTAAGAAAGCCGATAAATCTTCTTGTCCCGCCATAGACACGACTTTGGCAAGCGCCTGGGAATTGCTCAATCCCTGAGCACGGCATTTATCGAAGGCATCCATCATTTTGCTTTGGTTGCCGTTTGCCAGCGTATCGACAATGCGATCAAGGATATTACTGGCTACCTCTTCTGAACCCTCTGACGCAAAACTCTTTGCAAGGCGGGCAAACACATTGCCGCCGGCACCGAGAATCGCATCCAAACCAAGTTTTTCTGAGATATACTCAACTGCACCATACAGTGCACCTACGCCCAGCGCACGATCGTCAGAAAAGCCCTGCTCTTTCATATCTGTAACTGTCTGCGTGGCCGCTTCTGATGACATAATCAGTGAGGTGGCGTTTGAAGTAATATTCTTTACCTTTTCAAGTGTCGCGCCACTCGTTTCACCCCCTGCTAAGCCCACGCCGAGACTCTTACCGACCAGCATAGCAGCGACAGAATCAGCCATAGACATTCCTGCATTGTAGATCCAAGAACCGGTGTTTCCCAAAATGGTATTTTTATCTTTCCAATAGTCCTGATTCGCAATTTCTTCTGCGGTCGTTTCGCGAGTAGCGTTAGCCATCTTTCCGGACAGATTGAAAACATCGTATGTATCATCTACGGAATGGCCGGTTGCTTTAGCCGCTGCGCTGGTGATAAAACCCGGTGCACTCATTAGATTTTCACCAACAGAAGCGATATTTGCCACGGTGGCACCAACAGCACCGTCTTTAACCATTTCCCTTTGCGACTCTACAGCTGCGTCGGTTGCTCTTTGCTGCAAATCCTTGTTAATTGCTGATATATATTCATTTGCAGCGTCTGCGCCCTGTGTATTATACAGATAATTGTATGTGCCCCGCTGCACATCAGTCATTTGGCGATATTTCTCATCGTCCATCGTTTTGGTCATGCGGTTATTCCACATCGCCACATTGTCCGTGCCTATATTACTGGCAACGCTGGCAATGGACTCAGACAATCCGTTCACCTTGCGATATACATCGTCCTGATTGGACTTGTCGATCTGCTTTGACTTAGCAGCATAATCTTTTTGATTAGGAATATCCGAATATTTGTCGACGATTTTTTGTCGCCGCTCGTATTCCTCCATCTTTTGGATCTTTTTATCATATTCATCCAGCGCAGCCATGTGCCGATCGGCTTCTTCTTGCATTTTTGCAGCGCGCTCGCTATCCGTCCGCTCCAATGCGATACCAATCAGCTTGTCTATGGTGTTGCGTGTTTGACCACCATACTGCCGTGCATAGGACCTGCGCTCTTCACGCAGTTGGTCAAGATTTTCCACTGCATTCGGAGTGGCATCAAAAGTATCAACTGCCTGTAATGCTGATGTCGAAGCTCTCCAGCTGGCATTTTTAGCCTGATCGCTCTCCATGGCGTCTAAAACCGCAGCGCCCTGCACAACATCGTGATTGATATAATCAGAACGGCGTACACCCTCTCGCTTGTCTTTTTCCTTTACAGATTTCTGCAAATCTGCCCAATATCCCATTTGAAACTCTCCTTCGTACTATTTCTTCTTAGGCGTTATCCCATAATTTCGACACAATGTATTGTATTGAGATTTAGATATATGACCCTCAAAATATGCATCCTCGATCGCTTCCGCTTTACCCTGTTTTGTACGATTCATGCCAATAGTTTTAACAAAGCCGTCCATTTGTTTTTCCGTCCATCGTTCGCCTCGATTTTCGTATCTTGAATTGTCAAACTTTTTCTCCCATGACGACTTCTCATCAGAAGATGCATAAACAGGATTGCTGTTTCCAAAACCAGTACCGTAGCCACCGCGTCCACTGGATCTGGAAGAGCGAGAAGAGCGTGCGGCCTTGGCAGCTTTTGCAGCCTTGGCAGCTTCCTCCTGCTGCCTTTTCCACTGCAGTACATCCAGCTGGTAATCCTGATCAGCCTTCCACTTGGAGAGCGCTCTGTCCGCCTTGCTCTCACCCAAGTTGCCCTCGTATTTAGCCATATCGCTAAGAAAGGACAGGTTATCACTGTATGCCTGGCTATCTACCGCACCGGTCTTTTCCACCGCTGCGTCCCACAGAGAGCGTGCATTCTGTAAAGCTTCCACCTTGTCCTGGTACTTTTGATAGTCGAACGCGCCGGCCTCGTTGGCTCGCTGCCCACCGGCGGCTTTATTCTCCATTTCCCCGGAGTGAATTTGGTTTGCCGTAGACAGTTTAGACAGCAAGTCCTCATTCTGACCGGCCAATCCGTTCATATAGCTCTGCTGGGCAGCAGGAACGGTGTAGTCCGTGTCATAGCCACCGGCCATATTCTCTTCTGCGTTAGTCTGCGTGTCCGCTGCTGCCAGCTTAGAAAGCGCCGCATAATCTCTGGCGTAATCGCCGAACACATCAGCGTTGCCGAAATTGGAAGACTGGGCACGGCGATTGAGAATATCATCCACCGCACCCTCTACCATCTTAGCGAATGTGCCGTTACGGTAAGGGCCAACTGCGCTGAGTTTTTTGTCATAGTCGTTCCTGTTTTTCTGTGCATTTTTGGTTGCCGCAGACTGTTTCACTTTGCCAAGCGCTTTTCTGGCCTTAGAACTGTAACTCATCCAATCCCTCCTTACTTCTTGTTAAGAATTTTTCGTTGAAGTTTGTTATTCCGATCGGCAATAGCCCTTTCCTGTTTGCGTGCCTGTTGGCTCTCGTTCAGGTTGCCGTAATACTGCTGTTGACCGGAGGCAAAGCTGCGATCATCGTTCCATTTCGTGTAACCGTTGGAATAGGAAGTATTGAAGCGATTCGTGTTGTAATCCATCTTGTTATAGGCGTTGCCCACAGCGTCCTGATACCGCCCATACTGCTGCTGATTCACACTATCAAGAAGGTCATAGGCGTTCTGCTTACCTTGCTGCTGTTGGTCATACTTTTGATATGCCAGGGATAAAAGCTGCGACTGTATATTAGACAGATTGTTTAACTGTGCCTGGTTGGCAGCATTACCAGCCGTAGTCGCCGCAGAGGATGCATAGCCACCTGTTGCTGACGCCATCTGGCCCATAGTGTCCAGCATATCATTACGGCCCTGCGCCTGGTACTGTGCCTTATAGGCCTGGTATGCAGCGTCATTGTCTGCGTCATAAGAAAACTTTGACTTTAAGATGCCACCCAACATATTTTGCAGCCGGGCGGTATAGTCCGTCAAGCCGTTTGCCTTGGCATACCCGCCATAGCCGCCGTTTAACAGAGAATTGTAGCCTTTGACACTGGCGTCCATGTCCTTCTTTTCCTTGGACTTCATCAGTGCTTTATAGTCCTTGGAATTGGTCCATCCGCCGCTATACTTATTGACTGTTTTTGTCCAGCTGCTCAGGTTCTTTTGCGCAGCCGTCTGTTTGGGCTTGCTTTTCTTTGGTTTGCTCTTTGCCATTTATCTGATCCCCCATATATACGATATTGTTCGTGCTGTGATCGTCACGCTGCCGCTTTTCACATTGGCAGAATAGCAGTTGTCGATCGTTACCTTATTTCCTGCGTAGTCGCCGTCCACGGACCACACAGTAAAGCTGTTTGTTGCGCTAATGTTCGTATGCGATCCGCGAACGGCAGTGCAGCTACGGTCTCCGTCCAGAATAGGGCACAGGGCGTGCATCCAGCTATTGCTAAAGCGGATAAGCAGAAAGCGGTAGTTGTCCACGCTGTCATTCAGAGTGATCGTATCGCCAGCCTTTGCGGTACTCCCGCTGAACAGTAGAGCGGATGACCGACCGTCCCGGATCATCTCGTCCACCTGCTCCGTTTTCAGGCCTTTTGTACTCCGCTGATCACCGTCTCCGCCATTGGTTAATGACGCCAAAAAAGTCCGCGTCAGATTCTGTTCGTCCATGTTGTTCAGCGCATAATTCAACTTATCTGCCATCTGGTTCAGGTACAGATACAGACGCTGTATCCGCTGACTATCCGTTACGCCGTCAGACGGCTTACCAATGTTAAAAGTCATAAGTCACTCCCTAAAGTCATTGTGTTTGCAATACTGATCACCCGAACATCTCCGCAGCCTTCCAGCCGCAGCGCATAGTGATCACAGGCTTGCGGAACGATATTCAATACTTCCGTCTTCGGTGTACCATTACCGGTCAACACACCCATTTGGATCCACTGCCCGCTGCTGTCGTACTGGATAAGCGCTTTGAGCACAGCGCCCAGCGCGATCTTAGCCCGCAGGTTAATGCGGCTGACGATCTTCTTATCCGGGTACGAAAAGTCTATGGCACCGGTCTCCGCGTACCATTCCACCTTGTCTTCCGTTTGGTACAGTTTCAGTCCAGACAAAGCCGTCTCGTTATGTCGGCCAAGTTCATGGAAAATACAGTTCGGGTCCATTGCATAGACCGACCCGGTGTAATCCGTGATAAAGTGCAGATACCGCATTCCGTTCAGACGCACCCACAGGCTGGTATTCAGGTCATAGACAAAGGTCTCGTAGCCGCCGTCCGTCTCGTTCTTCATAGAGATATAATACTTGCCAAGGGAACTTCCGGCGTTGGCTTCTGTGTATCGTGTGTTACCCAGGGCAGCGGAAATGTTGGTCACCGTGCTGCCATCAAATACACACACGCCGTCCAGCGACTTATAGAATACTGCTCCATTCAGCACCGCCAATGAACCGGAGCAGTCATTTTCAACGCCGCGATCTTCAATGGCAATGCGTTGGTATGCCGCCGGATAGCCGCCGTAGATGCCATAAATCTTATTTTGTTTGAAGAAGTACGGCATATCGTTTAAGGACACCGCGCCGGTAAACGGCTCATCATCACCCAGGGACAATGCGTAGGAATCCGATGCCGTATTCTCAAAGCAATACCAGTTGGTCGGATCACCCAGCTTGCTGGCGTAGATTTGGTTAATATGCTTACCTGCGGAATCTTTGCCGTACTTGCAGCCCCACACGCGGTTTTGGGATACAGTGACAAAGTCAAATTCCGGAAGCACTTTTTCTATTCTGTTTGGGCAGTGATATGTGGAATCAATAGCACGCCGAAGGCCCTTAACAATCAGCCGGCTGCCGTCATCGGCTACAGAATGTACATTCGCCCATTCGGTAACGAACACACTCTTGCCTGCAGACACCGAGAACTTGACCGTATCACCTGCCTTAACGGAAGCAAGTATATCGTCTTTGATATCTGTCGTGTCCACAAGCACATAGGTCACCGGAACCGCGATCCAATCGTCTGCTGTGGCAGAATAAGCCTTGAACACAGGTGCATCATCGTTAGTGGTATCTACCCAGTATGCGTAGAACCAAGTATTTGAAAACAGCACATTATCGACTGCCACCCAAGCACCATCTTCATTTTTGTATAGCGTACCCTGACTAAATTTTTTAAGTCCGCTACCTGTTGTCCCGGTGGTATCCAGCCAATAGTCATTGCCTTTTGTGCCAGGGTCTTTATCCTGCCGCTTCCACGCGCTGGCAGCCGCAACCGTATTGAACTCGCCATTGCCTCGCACGGCCATTAGGTCACCGTTTGACCGCACAACATAAGTACCTATAGCAGCACCGGCAGGTTTTGCAGCACTATATATCAACCGCGTGTACGGAGCACCGTCCGCACTGCACATATCGCAGCCGAAATAAGTGTCAGTCGTCTTGTCGAAGGCCAGCGGCAGCACACCCTTGTCCGGTTCTTCCGTGTCAAAATACAATCCGTATGGGAAGATTAGGATTTTCGTACCAAAGTTCAGCATTTGTAATTTGCCATACACGGTCGCAAGATTCTGCGTACGTAGATCAAGGACGTATCGCTTTCCGGCGTAATACAAAACATCCCCCAGTACCGATGTTATGCGCCCATTTTTTATCATGCACCCAGAATTGTTTCGTTGAACAGCATTTTTAATGGTCATGATATCTGTTATATCTTGTTGAAGAAGATGATTTATATCATCCTGATATTCATCCAGCATTTTCTTTTTCAATTCATCATCTGCGATTTTCTGCTCTTCCTCTGTTGCTTTTTGTTCTCTATACTCCCGACCTTCGTTGCAATAATATTCCATCACCACAACAAGTTCATCTTTCGTAGGAACAAACTTCTCAACATAGCCTTCACGAACAGAGTCAAAGTCCCTATCATAAAAAGTAGCCAACACTTTCCCATCGTTAGCGGACTTCACATAAAATATCAGACTTCCAAGTTCACACTGCAAATACGAAGTAGGATGACCCGGACCAGCCGATATTGTAACCTTATCCGCTATAGCACTTATGAACCTTACATGAAATTCAAATGTTATGCGACGGTCAAGAGAAAGTACAGTCCTGCCAGCTGGCAACGTTATGCCGTTATAGGTGTCTAAAATCGTAAAAGAATATTCATCACTTGCGATTGCAATTCTATTAGGTACTACTGTACCATTCTGTAATGAGAACCACTCGTACTCGGTCTCTTTATCTACTTCAGGATATTTGTACCGGTTCATCGGCGCGCGGTTGGACAGCATAGGGTAATCGTCCAATGTGATATTCTCGGTATTAAAGAATTCTCCAGCCTGCTGCACAACTCGGTGATTATAGCCCAGGAATGTGGAGATCATCTCTCGGTTGTTACTCACATTGCTAAGCACTGGTCTTTGCATAAACGCACCTCCTAAAAGCGCAGCGGCACATTCTTGGCCGCGTGCGTGCGGTTGTACTGGTTACGGAATGAGGCCAGCATTGTATTGAATACAGAATTTACAGCGCTGTATCGGTTGAAGTCACCGGTGTACAGCAGCATTTGGGACTGCAAGTAATGTATGTAAAGTTCGTCATAAGGGGACGGCACAAGCAGTTTCTGGGTATTCGGCGTTTTCTCCGTGTACCCGGCAAAGGCAGGTGCGCCCTCTCTGGCGTCCATAATTTCCAATTTGATTTGTTTATCCAGTCTATTCAGCCAGGCGATTTTTTCGTTCATCGAAAAGGTCGTGTTGGGGCACAGCTTGTCCGCCTGGTTGACTGCTTCCGCAATCGTCATATTGTTGTTCCCTCCTCATAGTAAAAAGGGCAGACGGAATATTCCGTCCGCCCTTTGTCGGTTACATACCGGCTGCCTGTGCAGCCAGCTTTTGAATGAGCTTGGCGTTCTCTGCATCCATCTGAAGTCTGCGGTTGACTACCTCTGCAATCGGCTCCGGCACTTCTACCGGGATACCACGTTCGATCTGATATGAACCAACGCCCGCCACAGAAGCAAACATGTGGCTCTCGTTGTTCATCGGGTCCAGCGGAATAAGCACAGGCACCATTTTCCACTTAGGTGCAGTTTCTTTCTTCTCAGCCGTTTCTTTCTTCTCAGCCATTCTTAATAGTCCTCCAATCAGTTTTCCGTGGTGCTGGTGTCTGCACTGCGGTAGCTACAGCTCTCAAAACGAATGATGGCATACTCGTTCAGAATCTTTGCACCGTGCGTAGCCTTCCAGCCGGTGGAGCTACGCTGGTTCAGCGGATCATCGCCATAGCCCAGCGGCTTAACGATATAGTCCAGACCCAGGCCATCCAGCTCGGTAACGCCGTAAGCATTGGCACCCAGGAACAGCGTGCCGTACACAGCCAGCTTGGAGCCGGAAGTCTGCTTGTAAATCTTAGCGTTGGAAGAATCGACAAAACGGCACTTGCCAATCTTACCGATCTCGCCCTCGAACAGAGCGGTGGTATCCGCATACTTGTGCATTTCCTCCCACTCGCTGGACAGCATAATATCCGTCTCCACATCAGGGTGGATAATGCAGACATAGTAGCCATCAATGGGGGTAATATCCCGACGCTTCAGCTCGTTGACCATCTTCTTTACATCAGCCACGGTCAGTTTGTCAGCCGCAGTCAGTGTATCACGAGAAGTCTTGCCGCCGGCATAAGCCACGCTGGTGGTTGCCTGCATTGCGTTTCGTGTCACCAGGTCAATGGTGTTGCCCGCCTGGTTGCCCTGCTCTTTGCAGTCCTCCACGATCACATTATCGAACGCGGCAGTCTGCAGCATATCGGTGTGCTTAATGTAGTCACCATACTGGCTCACAGTGGCCTTAATGGCGGTCACAGTCCGTTTGGTGCCATTAGGCGTTACGCCTTCCACAAGCGGGGTAAGAGCAGGCGGCAAGCTGGAAAACTTACGCCACTCTGCTACCTTGCCGGAGCCGCGCGGAATGGGCTTTTTCTGCCCGAACTGACCATGCACCAACTTGGGCTTGGCATTCTCCAGCAGCTCCTTAATGTAATATTCCTTGATTTCAGCCGCAAGGCCGGTGTCAGTCGTTGCAGCCATGTTGGCGGTGCCATCGAACAGCTGCAGGTTCATTTTCTTATTCATGTTTCCTCCGTTTCTGACAGAGGATCGGTTTTTACTTGCCGCTAAGGAATCGTTTGATATCCTCCGGCGTTTTCAATTCCCCTGTCGCAATTTTCTTGTTGATGAGTTGGTGCTGCTCTCTTGTCAAGGCAGCAATGTTGACAGAAGTCTTGACCGCAGGAGCGGTAGAAGATGCGTTCTCTTTTGGCACATGACCGCGTGAGCGGATCGTGTCCGCAGCGGCTTTCGCTGTACTCTGAGCGGCAAACTGCATTGCGCCACCGGTGAGCTCGGTAAGGTGGCGTGCTTCAAAGGCAGTCTTGAGCGTGATGCCGGGGCATTTTAACAGAGAGACAAACTCAGGATCTGCCAGTTCTGCATCCAAGTCAAATGCGTCCCCATACAAGGACTTGACCGCCTCGCTCTCGTCCAGCCACTGCTGGTACTGCTGTGCTGCTGCGTCCTGCCGTTCGCGTTCCTGCATTTCCTGGCGGAATGCAGCGTTTTCACGCTCCAGCTTGTGCATCTGCTTCAGTGACTCGATTGGCACACCCTTCTCCACTGACTCCTGCTCGTAAAAGCTGTTGTCGTCTTCCAGGGCCTGCATGAGTGCCTCCGGGTCCGTAGCGTCTGCGCCGTACTTTTCGCCCAGCATATCAAGCAGGGGCAACACCCTGTCATACTGTGCCTGTGCGGCTTCATCAGCACGGAACCGCTTTTGCATTGCAGCGTTGATGTGCTTTTGATACGCATTTTTGTACTTGTCCTTAATCAGAGCCTTAAACTCTTTGTCAAGGTCTTCCGCTGTGCTCTCATGAGCACCATCCTGCGTGGCGGGCGCAGTATTGTCTGCCGTATTGTTCTGCGTGGCGGGCGCACTGCCAGTGCCGTCTGCTGCACCGCCCTCACCATCGAAAAGCTGCAGCAACATGGGCATCAATTTGTCTGTTCTCATAGGAACTCCTTTCTGTCCGTATCAGGTGGACGAACCCTTTACTCGCATAATAACAAAAGAGGGGGCGATCATGTCACCCCCCCTTTCAGCTTATTTGGATATGCCCCGGATAGCTCTCGGCCAGTATTTCCATCCCGCACCGAAAAAAGGTAAACGCTGCCGGCACCGTGCTCTCATTTTTCATCGGTACGCAACGAATACACACATTTCCCGGAGAAATCTTGATCTGTGGTTCACACAGTAGAGCTCCAGCTACATACGCCCTACGCGCGACTTCCGCCAGCGTGCAGGTAAGGGCAGAAATAGCAGCGCATACCAGGTCATGATCCTGTTCGTTGCGTGGCGCATCGGCGTGGCCTTTCAGTTCTACGGAGCAAGCACCAATATGTACCGTAGTCATTACTCCGGACTGGTGCTTGTGGCTACTCTCTTGCGTGCCTGCGTTGCAAGAGAGTTGTCCTGGTATTTGTCTGTGTTACCTAAGCTGTCGCTGGCGGTCGGCGTTGTGTCCACCGACTGCGTGTCTGTCACCGCCGCACCGCTCATTGCACCCGGTGTCATATCCTGACCGCTCATCAGATCTTGACCGGTTAACTGCTTGATGATCTCATTGCTGGTGTTCAGTGCCTGTGTCATCTGCTGAATCGTGTTCCACATCGTACCGTTTTCCTGGACCCGCTGCACTATGCGGTCTTTGTGGTTAATATCCATCATATCCAGAAGTGCCAGCGCCTGATCTGCGTTCTGCGGGTTCAACACGCCCAGGTTGTACATCTGCACTGCCAGCTCATTTTGAGCCAGTTTACTGTAAGGGCTGGCCTTGCTGGCCGATACATCTACATCGAAGTTGGGCATCTGGTAATACTCATCGTCCGGGAACAGCGTTTCGATACGCCGCTCCTGCATATTCTGATTAGAGAAGGTCTCAAACGATACAGATCCATCCGCGCCGGTAATACGGAACACACGAGGCATATCGTAGAACTGCCGAATACGCTCGATCACCATCAAGATGATCTCCTTGTATGCCCGGTATGTACCCTTGATTTGCCAGCGTGAAGTCTTGCTCCCGGCTTCCTGCATAGCGCTGATTGCACTGGCTGCCGTTACCCCGCTGCTTGTACCGCCGCTGGACACATCACGGTTGCCGCTGGTCTCCTTCATTTCGTCAATCTTGTGCATGAGCACATTGTAGGCGTTGCCGTCTATGCCATTGATCACGATTGGCGCATAGGTGTCCTGGCCCACATTGTTACCCACCTTAATGAAATGCTTGGAAGTATCCGCGAAGTCGTCTTCGTTGATCTCGCCATCGTCACGCACCAAATAGCGCGGCACAGAGCTCCAAATCGCGTTTTCCAACATCGCCTGGGACAGCTTGTCAATATATTCCTGCGGTTCCTTACAGAGGTCCACATAGCCATATCCGGCAGGGCTTCCGGCCACACGGAACAGCGGGTCAAACACAAAGGGATATTTGCCGTCAATATACAGCCCGGTATCCTTCCGTTCCGGGTCATTCTCAGTTGCATACAGCACTACACCGTTGCAGAATTTCACATAGTGCACCACATTCTTGCCGTCCACATTCACCTTGTAGTACCAGTCTACCACCTGACTGCGATTGCTCTTGTCCACCGTATCATCAAACTGGTACTCTGTTTGTACCACACTGTGCATAGAGGATAATCGGTCCTTCAGCTGCGGATACTGAGACACCAGTACATCGTTATTGGCAGAAGTGATATGAAACAGATTGGCCGAGTCTTGGATATTCTCAATCCCAGGCTCCCAAGCAAAATTCAGGATATCGCACTTTTTAACGCTCACATCGCCAAGGCCATTCAGCTTGTCCTGATCCCACACCACAGCGTATATGCCTGTACCGTTCAGGACCTTGGAGTGCACTGCCTGGTCAAACTCCTGTTCAAAGCCGTTCTCATCCAGCACCACCGGCACCACGGCAGATAACTGCTTAGCTGTCTCCTTGTCACCCTCTTCCTGCGGCAGAATATTGGGCTCAGGGAAATTGTCCATATAGTCAGCGACCTTGTTATCCACGCAGGAATGCAGCCATGCAGACGCCGGCTTAATGCGCTTGTCACCCTCTTTGCCGTGATCTGACTTGAAATTGCCCCAATGTCGCAGCTTCCACCAGTTTTGGTTGGCCACCACTCGGGCATCTACGGACGCCTTACCAGCCATGTACTTATTCAGCAGCTCCATAGCCCGCTGCACATCTTCTTCTGTAATGGTGTGCAGTTCTTCCTCTTCCGGCTCCTCGGCTGACATTTCGTCCACCAGCTGCTGCGCCTGTTCGATCGGGTCATCAGCAGCGGGCGCTACGGCATCTTCCGGCTTCTTTTGCGGCTCCGTCTGCCCCTGGGCGTGCTGCATAAATTCTTCCTTACTCGGCTTTTTCTTTTGCTTAGCCATAATCAATATCCTTTCTTCATTTGATCCAGAGGGTCGTCTGCCAGCGCTCTGGCCGGTATCTTCCGCCTGGGCGGTATCTTCTGCAACATGGAGAAATAACGAAACTCATCCATTGCGTGATCCTCAAGTTCCGTATTCAAGTCCTCCACCTTGTGTTCGTCATACATCATCAAAGGAATGGTCCGGATGAAGTCCTTACAATTCTTGAACACATACATCATCGGGTACCCACGCTCATCAAACATCAGCCTGTAATGGCACTGCATCCACCCGGCTATGCGGGTGTTATCGCCGCGCTCAAAGTACACGCCGTGTCTGTTTGCCGTCTCCGCAATGGAATATCCATCATCCTTGGCGAAGATAGCAGGGTCTGCTACGCCGGTAATATGTCGGCCCGCCAGCAGCGGGTCATGCGTTTCTATCTCTCTGATCTTCTGGAACACAATATCCGCCGGTAGTTTCAGTCCTTCGTTTGGAGAAGTGCAGCCGTACCATTCCTTAATGCGGTACACCACACCATCATATCCCTGAGCCCACCAGCCGCAAGAGAATGGCTTGCTGTACCCCCAGTCGAACGAGCGATACACCTTCCAGTCGGCAGGAATATCAAACGGATCTATCACATGGGTCCACCTACGGTCTGTATAGTGGTCCGGGTTATTCCGCCATTCCTCGAAGAACTGACCCGAAAACACATTCCAGTCACCATACCGCCATGCTTGGCGTACCTTGGCAGGCAGCGCGTCCAACTGCTGAAGGTACTTTGGGCTGTTATCAAGCAGTATTTTGTTGTCTGTCACCAGGGACTGTATGAACGAATAATCCTCCGGGTTCTCATTCTCATCGTACACCCGATCAATGAATAGTCGCTTGACCCACTGGTGACCAACACCGCCAGGGTTGCAGGTAAGGTACATTCTTTTGGGATGGCTATTTGTGCCACGCACACAAGCCCACAAAGTCTTGAACATATCCTCCGTGAACTGCGTGGCCTCGTCCAGGTACATGATATCGCACTCCGTACCTTGGAAGCGGCCCAAGTCCTTCTCTCGCTCCAAATAGCGGAACAATATGCGACTGCCATTAGGGAATGTGATCGTCTTCTTGCTGTCGTTGTACACGGCCAAACGCCGGTGCCTATCCGGATGATAGCATTGCAATGCCCTGGTCAGTGGCACGATATGATTTTCCGTCAGCTCGGGATAAGTCTTGCGCACAATAATCTGCGTAATACCAGGGCAGGCGTAGCTCATCACCTTAGCCTTGCAGTCCACTACCCAGCTTTTACCACCGCCTCTGGCGCCACCGAAGGCAACAACATTGTGGGTGTCTGTCAGGAACTCCACCTGCTTAGGCTGTGGCTTGCCCAGGTCCAACACTTCACTCGGCATACTTCTTCACCTCGTCTGACAACACCACCTGCACCTCCGATACGCCTGCAGCTACGCTGTCGCTTTGGCTTTTCAGGTGCTCTATGCGCGCCTGCTGCTCCTGTCTGTCCAGATCGTCACGCACATTTAGAAGATCCTTTACATCCTTCAAGCTGGAAGAAATCTGTTTTGCGCCGGCACGGTCCACAGCCACACCTGACACACGCACCACCTTGTACTCGCCGTCTTGCTGCTCCACGGAGCACATTTCATCCAGCTCCTCTATGGCTTTGTCCAACTTATCCATAAGTTTGTCTGCAAGGCAGTGCAGCCGCTCAACACGCTTTACTTCCCGCTCCACAGACATATCCATATATTTTTGTTCTACTTTTGTTCTGTAGTCGTTCCTCTGCTCCGTCCACTTCTCATTAGCTGCCCTCTTGCGCAGCGTGGACTGTGAACAGTGATATTCGTCTGCCAGGGCCCGCAAGCTCTTGCTGCCGGAGACATATTCTCGCCTTACCCTATTCCAGTCCACTTGATCACCTCACTATGATTTAAGCATAACAAAAAGAGGGTGACTTTCGTCACCCCCCCGATGATACCATTGCTATGCGTCATCGTGCAGTTGTGCCAGCGGACATCCTTTCCAGCAGTAAGAGGTGCAGAATGACCGCATGTGTTCATCTTTTTTGACCTTAGACCGGAACACCACACGCAGCCCGGAACTATCATACACTGCCGGTGCACAGTTGATCTGTACCGTCTCCTGGCTGTCATAGTAAGGACAGATAACCTTGGCATCTCCGTAGCTCTTCTGCTTTGACTTTGACATTGGGTGCCTCCTTAGCGACCTGTACTCCCGAACCCGCCGTTGCCGCGTTCGGTGTCCGCCAGTTTGTCCACCAGCACCAACTCCGGCGTGTCGATCTTGACCACCAACAGCTGGCTGATTTTGTCCCCACGGTGCACGGCGTAGTCCATACCGCTGTGGTTGTACAGCTTGACGGCAATACTTCCGGTGTAGCCCACATCAATCACGCCCTCGCTGGTAATTCCATACTTCACATTCAACCCGCTTTTGGACTTGAGAAAGCCTGCGGTGTGTGCCGGCAGCTCAATATGTACTCTGGTGTCAATGGTCACCGCTCCATGTGCAGGAACAACCGTGTCCACCGGTGACAGCAGGTCAAGTCCTGCGTCCGTGTTGTGTGCTCTTACAGGCATTAACGCCTGCTTGTCCAATTGAATGTTCATTCGTCGTCCCCCTCTTCGTCGTCCTCCTCATAGATAATTTCCAATCCATAGGCCACCGCTGCGGCGTGTTCAATCTGACAACCCCTTGCCTGTTCCCAGCCACGGCAGAAGTAAGCAGCGTGGCACTTGCTCATATTCTCCAGCGACTTGGCAAGGAAGCACAGCGGGATATTGACCACGCCTCTTTCTTTCATTGCCTTATCGCTGTACCACTCATCAGTAAACAGCGTGTTCACGACCTCATATCCTCTTTCCTTCAATGCCTGGATTGCTTTATCTCTTGTAGCGATAATCTCCGCCTCACTCTTTCCAGCCATCGGCTGGCTCAACATTACTTTCTTCATATAGTTAATCTCCCATTTTTATTTGTTCATAATCACTTTTAACTACTGTTCTTGGCTTATACTCTGCAAAATTTCCGTTCTCATCTTGCCTAAATATATCTGCGTTCAAAAATTCAAAATGTTTACATTTGTTAGGTCTTTTTGCTTTAACAGCTTTGTAAAACCTACCTGCACCATTATCTCCGCAGAGAGCATTTGCTGTACAAATGAAATCGGTACACTCGCCGTTATAATCAAGAGCATTTGCACAATATCTGCAATACTGATTTTTAGGTTGTTCCATTGTTAAGCTCCATTAACTTCGATTCTGCTTTTGATTTGTCAAAATAAATATTATCAATGTCAAAATCAATTCCGTCAAAATCATAAACTGTTAGATTTTTGCCGTCATGTTCAAAGCAAAAAAACTTGTCTTTCGTCTATGAAATATTCGGTATATTTTCCTTTCTCAAGCCTCTGGTCGATAATAAAGAAATCATCCCCAACCTTACAAGGCAACTCAACAAGCCTGTCACTTTGCAACAGTTCAATAATTTTTCCTATTGCTTGCACATCATGCCGTAATTCGCTAAATTGACTTTTACCTAAATCACTCTTTAAATTTTCTAACAATTTGATACAATCTTTGCAAGTCAATCTATTCTCTCCTCCATTCTTGGCTGGTCTGGAAGCTCTCGCCAATGAGTGACAGACTCAATTTCTGCTCCACGCATATCGTGCCAAATTCGTGAAGCTGGGGCATACCAACCGCAATACACTTCTCTTGTTTCAAGACACACAATTACATCTCTATATGAGTCCGGTAAACTCTCATTTATGCTGATCCAGCCGTCCGGCCGGTTAAAACTTGTCATTCCTGTACACATTGTCCGTCCCCCTTGTCCGTCTACATGCAATAAAATGCAGGGCTTCCAGAAATCATCGTACTCATTGACTGTTTGTTCCACGAGGGTATTGAATTCATCGTCTGACAGATCCCGGTACTGTTCTTCTCCAGCCAGAACATTTTCCACATCGTCTTCAAAGTCATCCCTGTCTGTGTAGCACTTACACTCGTCAATTTGCTGTCCGCAGTCAAGAAATTCTCCTTTTTTCGCACTTACATAGCTGCAACTCATATAAGAATAGTCACCGTTGTTCGCATTGTCTCCTGCAAATACCAAAATCGGCAAATCCGGGTTTTCTACAATGAGCTGTTTTAGTTCATCTGCTGAGTGCAGCAGACCGGTCGGTTTTCTTTCTTCGCGAGTCATTATTTTTCTCCTTTCAATCTTCATACCACTTCTTGTGACAAACCGGGCAAAAGTCCGTGTCCAGCACAAACGGCTTACCGCAAACAGGGCAGTTCTCGTCAAACTGCACTAACATTACGCTGCGATGATCTTCCGGAGGTGTCCAATCGCCTCCAACAACACACGCCGTTGCATATACGCCCTCGGAGATAAACTGCCCAGTTGTTCTCGCAAGATCAGCAGCGTAATTTTTGATGTCAACCAGCGTTGGCTGCCTCTGGCTTCCGGTGAAGATGATTGCCGTGCCATCTTCATTCCATTCGTGCGTTATTTTGTTTTTTGCCATTCCTTTTCCCTTCCATTCTCGCAGCTGTACTGCCCCCTGTGTATCGTCTTACCGTCCGGTGCCAGGTGTTTGCGGCAGCCATATTCATTGCTGCCCAAGTTGCGGCCATACTGGCAGCGATCACAGCACACATAGAATGCACATTGTTCAGCCATCTGTCCGTGCCCTCCAGTTCCGCAGCTCGACCTCCACATAGCCTTCCAAGTCATAGGTCTTGAGCACTTGCAGCTCCACCACCTGCTTGTCATCCGGGTAAGCCAGGCCGTTCAATGCATCCAGCACGATCTTGGCGATGTTGTCCGTGTCCGGCTTTTTGGTGGGCAGCACACTGCCGGCCATCATCTCCACCTTGCGCTTTTTGCTGGAACTCTTGGGAATGCCAAACGCTGCAATGATTGTTGCACTGACCGGCTCGTCCACAGCGAAGACCATCAGATCTCCATATTCCTGCCGGTAGCAGAACCGCACCTCGTCCTCGTAGTCCTTGGTCTTCCTGGGCGTATATGTAGCAATATGGTCACCCCGGCGCACAGCCCGGTGCCGACCCTTGCCCTGGGGCTCTCCCGGTATCGTCAATCGTACCATCATCTTGCTGTCACCAGCCTTTCGTAAATCTGCTGGGCCATTGCTGCCGTGGCCAGCTCTTCATCGCCGTGAGCGTTCAGCCGCTTGGCATACCGCAGCAGCGGCTCCGGATTGTTCTCATCCACCAGCATGTACCCAAAGTCACCGGTGACGATGGGCACGCCCTGTTCCTGCATAGCCTTGCGCTCTGATCTCAGGTCCCGCTCGCTAATGCGCGTCCGCCGCGCCAGCTCTTTGCCCCTCACCGGCATGCCGGGCGGGATCAGTGCGTCATAGATCAACGCCTGCCGTGGTGTCAGTTTGTTCAGTTCCATAGGCTCCTCCTAAAACTTGATGTCTGTGTTGTTCATGGTGTCCCGCTTGATCTGCTCCAGGTCGTAAGACGGCGGGCTTTGCAGTGCTCCGCTGTTCTTCCTATCCTCTGCGCCCCACTTCTGCAAAACAGAGAAGTGGTCGTAATAGGTCTTGTGGGTGTTGTGAATGTGGAAGGACAAGTTCTTGATTAGCCGCTGCCAATCAAGTGGGAATTGTTTTTTCAGCTTCGCATATTCCTCGTCGGTTAATCGCACATTCTTAAACTCGCCATATAATTTTGCGGGCGTGCACGCACTCGCGCGCTCTCTCCCCTTCTCTATTCTTTCATTCTTGCATTCTTGTTTATAGAAAGCGCTTGTTATTTGATTGTTATCTGTTTGTTGTTTGTTTGTTATTTGATTGTTATCTGCTTGTTGCCTATCGTCTGCTGACCCTTGATATTTGGCGTAGTTACGCAGGATAATAACGGTATTTTTGTTTGTTACATTCTTGGAAATCTCGCCAGTTTTTTGCAAGTGTTTCAGCGCCGTTCTCACTTGCATATCTGACAGCCCGCTACCGCTTGCTAAAGCACTGATGGAGGTTACCACGGAGCCGCTGCTCAGCGTTTGGCCTCGCCATTGCTGCGGCTCCCTGTTGACGATAAGCAATAAATGCAAGAACAGCTTGAATGTGGGTACATCGGTGTACCACTCCCAATCCAGCAGTTGCCGGTAGGCTTTCACCCAACCCTGATTGCTCATATCTACTCCTTAAAACGGCAGGTCGTCATCATCATCAATCGGCTCAAACTCTGCGTCCGGTGCGGGTGCTGCAGTCTGTGCGCCACTCTCTGCCTTTGAGCCACAGAAGGACACCTGGCTGGCCACCAGCTGCACGCTCTTGCGTTTCTCGCCGTTCTGGTCCGTATAGTTGTCTGTCTGCAAAGAACCCTCCACGGCGATCATGGAGCCTTTGTGGAAGTATTTGCACACAAATTCTGCCGTCTGCCGCCAGGCGGTGCAGTCGATAAAGTCCGTCTTGCGTTCCTCGCCTGCCTTCTGATAGCTGCGGTCCACAGCCACCTGAAAGCGCACAACGGAGACGCCGCTGGGCGTGGCTCTCAGTTCCGGTTCGTAGGTCAGTCGACCCATAATTACAACACTGTTAATCATAGATAATTCCTCCCAAAAATAGATAAAAAGTCCTTGTCCGGGTAGGTAGCTTCAAAAGCCTGCTGCCCAACCCGGTGTAAATAGTCCATCGTCTGCTTGCAGTGGTGTGCACCTCTTGGCGGCTCGTTGTGGCAATTATGGCACAGGAGCACCGTCAAGCCGTATTTCTCGCTTTTTCGTCTGTTATATGCCCCGAATACATGATGTCGCTCCAGGGCCCGCATAGAGCCGCACAGGTAGCACTGCCGCTGCTCTTCCGGCTGAATAATGCTCTTCTTCACTGTTTCCCCTCCCAAGCAGACATCAGCTGCGCCAGCTCCGCCGGCGGCATAGTCTCAATGCCCAGTGCTTTGCAGTCCTGCACCACAGCGTCTATCAGCCTGGCCATACGCTTCGTTCCGTAGCAACTGGTGCCGTAATAGAACCGCACCAGCGAGGTGCGCGGGTAGATTCCATCATCCACTTTCTCCGCTGTCCAGCCCAGGCCGTTCCTCCCCCATGATTTCGTCATGGCCTCAACGGCTGTGTCCGGCAGCTGATACTCCACCGAACGGCCATACTGCCGCACATAGCCCTGGTAAATCTCGTCCTTGGTGATCTGCGAGTCATTCTTGGCCAACTCCGCTTGCAGCTTGCCGATCAATGCCCACATGTACCTATTGGCGTCTAAGCTGCGGTGCTTAACCCTTGGTTTAATCTCCAGCACATACTCTTCCTTATCCACCAGGGACTCAATGAATGCGCCAACCTTGGCCATAGTGGGCACCAAGTCTTCCTTTTTGAATTCGATTTTCATCTTATAGGCCCAGCTTCATGAAGATCTGATCAGCCTGGTGCCGGGTCAGGTCCTCAATGCGGCTGACCTTGTAATAGGCCAAGGCGTTCTTTACTCGCTCGTTTTGTGCGTTATCTTTCAGCACGGCCACCTGGTCCGGGCTGATCTTCTCCGCCGCCTGGCTGCGCTGTGCGCTGGCCTGTCCTTCTTGCTTCTGACATACAAAGCACCGCTTTCCTGTTGTCGCATTGACAATCGTAAGTCCTGTGATTTGTTTGTTTTGGATTTTGATATTCTCAACCTCGAATTTGTCATAACAAGCGTATGTTTTTTTGCCGTTGCGCTCGTATGCTTTTATGTTGCATTTGTCTGCACTGATCCAAATAAACGGGCATGTGTACAGTTCACGACCAATGCCCCAGTTGAAGCAGGCACGCTTGAAGCTGTCCGATGCTTCGCCCTTCTCTGCTTCAGTGTTGCTTTCTGCGCCGCAGTCGCTTTTCCACACCCACAGCGGCGTAACATACACATGGTCTTCCTCGTCCACATGAGTTGTAAGCCCGGCATTTACATTTATTCCGACCCGGCAATACAGGTTACCCTTGCATTCGTAATGTTCTCGCTGCCAGTTTTCAGCGCCAACAGTTTCGTCAAGGATATTCATGTCAACACGGGCATTTTTATACAAAAGCAGCACAAGCCCGTTCTGCTTTACGCTTTGCACGCGAACATCAATGTCAGCGGCAGCTAAATCCCTAAATTTCATTTTTATTCTCCTTACCGAATCACGCAGCCGGGGGTCTCAATCAGTGCCGCACCGGCTACCGTCTCCCCTGCCAACAGGGCATTGCGGATAGACTGCTTGTCCACCTTGGGCGGCTGGGGCTGCATGTATTCTGCCGGCACCGCTGCCAGATTGAACACATCCACCGACTTGCTCGAGGTACTGGTCAATACGAATCGTCCGGCCTGCACCTTATCCTGCTGGGTGGCAGCCAGGTACGCCGCCAGGGTCTTCTTCATCCGCTTAATGGCGTTGTCCGCCAGCTTCTGCTTTTCGGCGAAGAAGTCTTTTTCGCGCTTGTAGTCCTCCACATCCGCCGTCAGCTGCCGGATCACCATACCGTAGTCCTCCAGCTTCTCCGGCACCATCATGCTGTCCAGTGTGTCCTGGACCGTCTGTTCATCAATCTCTCCGGCTTCCAGCAGCTCCATCAGTTGGGCTGCCTGACCGGTCAATTCATAAAGCGTCGCCATATCGTTCTCCTTTATCTATATTCAGTACAATGCGGGCCTCTGCCCGCGCATCCGGGTCGCAGTCTTGGGGGCAAAAGCCGTAGTCCTGCACAAACTTGTCCATTTCTGCGCTGGTCATCAGATCACCCCCAGGTCGTAGCAGCTGCGAAGCCAGTTTTCGCTGCGCCGTACAATGGTCGCTTCCTTGTTGTTCTCGTCCAGCAGCTGCTCCAACTTCTCGCAAGCACATTCCCAGCAGTAGCTGCCGCTGGGCTCATCGTTGCCCGCACCGATGGAGAACCCATAACCCTCAATGGTTATATCGCAGATGTCACAGGCGATCACGCCCGCCTCTTTGTCATACATCGGCATTCTCCTCCTGCTTGTCTTCGTCATACACCAGCGGGCGAACAAACCCATACGCCTTAGGCAGCGTCAGCAGAGCCTCGCTCACAGGTACAGACACAGCCTCCAGCACATCGTATGTACAGCCCTGCACGGCCACTCTGTAACCGGACCGTATTTCGCTGAACCCAGGAGCACGGCACACCTTGCCATTGGTCATGATCACCAAGTCCATATATTCATTACTCATTTTCATCATCCTTTCCAAGTTGAATTGCGTGCAAATACGCCACATCAAAATCTGTCAGCGGCGCCAGCAGCACCACTCTATCCTTATCATCTTCAACCACCAGCTGCTTGTCCTGTCGGAGCTCGTCCTCGTCCTTGGGCAGTACGAACACTGCCAGGGCGATCAGACCACATCCGGCACCGCTTACAGCCACGGACACCCACCAATAGGGGTTGTCCGCCACCAGGCAGCAGCCAAGCAGCACCAGCAAAAAGCCGGTGACTACCAGGACAGCGCCTGCTTTTTCTCGTCTTGTCATATCTTCGCCAACTCCTTTACTTCGTCCGGGTGTTGGGCGTAATAGTCGCTCATGCTCTCTGTGAGCCGGTGCGCCATCGCTGCCAGCATGCGACTGTGTTCTTCTTCCGTCAAGTCCTCCAATGGCTTGACCTTGCCGTCCACCATAACCATGATCACGGTGGTCAGTTCTTTCTTCATTTCGTTCACCTCAATTAAAGTTACGCAGGGCCGGATTGTCCGTATGCCTTGACTTTTTCTCTCTCAACGCCTATACTATAGGTGTTGATAATTGTGTTTACTCATTATATTAAGCTTATCAACTCCTTTGACCGACTGTGCCCGCAGTCGGTCCTTTTTATTTGCCAGCCCTTAAATCAGCAGCAGACCGCCCGCTGCGATAAATGTGATGTTGGGTGGGGCGGGCGTGCGGGAAATCAAAAAAGAAAAGAAAAAAAGAAAGAAAGAGAAATGAAAAAATACATCCCCGCTGCCTGCTGCTTATCTAAAGGCTGGCTGTCTCGTCACAATCGTTCGCTTTTAGCGAACCTTGTAGGTAAAAAAATATAGTCCATAGGGACCCCATAGAGGTCTGCCAGCTTACAAAGCTGATCTACTTTAGGGGAAGAACGGCCTGTTTCCCAATTTCGTATAGTATCTCTACTTACTCCGACCTCCATAGCTGCATCCGTTTGGCGCATATTCGCATTGATGCGCGCAGCTTTGAGCGTTATCTTAAACATCGTGTTCAGCACCTCCTTTCTCAAGTTCACTTAAAGTGTACCATACATTTGGCCGCAAGTCAACACTTAAAGCGAACTTTTTTACAAAAAATGTTGACTTTTTTCGTCTTTAAGTGTATAGTGGTTTCGTAAGATGCAGTGAGGTGAACAATATGGAATACGACAAAAGAATATTCGCCAAGAATCTGAACTCTATAATGGAAGAATGTGACAGAACGCCTTCCGATATAGTCAACCTTCTTGGAGTAAGTAAATCTACTGTATCCAGTTGGCGAAACGGCGAAAAAATGCCCCGCATGGATAAAATAGAGGCATTAGCTAATTATTTTGGGTGTCTTAAATCCGATCTCATAGAACAAAAGTCTCTCCGCGCTCCGGAAGTGACAGAAGATACTGTGATCTTCCCGGTAATTGGTGAGATTGCCGCCGGGTATGACTACCCTGCATACGAGGACTGGAGCGGCGAGACGGTGGAGATACCCAAGTCTTACCTGCATGGCCGCAGCCGGGACGACTTCTTTGTGCTCTCTGTTAAAGGTGACAGTATGTACCCGCAGTATATGGACGGCGACAAGGTGCTGATCCTGAAGCAGAGCACCATGAACCGCTCCGGTGAGATCGGCGCCATCATCTATGACGGCGATATGGCTACATTGAAGAAGATAGAATATGTGGACGGTGAAGACTGGGTGAAGCTTATTCCTATCAACCCGGAGTACACCCCTAAGACAATCCGAAACGAGGACCTGGAGCAATGCCATGTTCTTGGCATCCCCCGCCTGCTGGTCCGCGAGATCGAGCAGTAAGCATAAAGGAAACCAAAGAAAAAAAGAATGTACAGTATTCGATATCTGCTGGTTAACGAGCTAATGCCAGACGACTACTATGAGCGTGGAGATAGCAGTACACCTTTTAAGGAATTATCAAAAGAAAGATACAAAGAGTTTTCTCCACACCTAAGTGTGCCCTGGATCTGCAAACCACACCGCCTGTATCATTTTTACACTGGTGATGATTTTGGCGGATTCGCAATCAGAAATACACAAACAAATGAAATACGCAGTTTTATGGTCGCATTTCCGTATGTAGAAATTCCGTTTACTGTGAACGAAAACGAAAAAGTGTATCCACTGGAAACGGATACATACAGCCTAAAAGGTCCAGATTTTGTTGGCAAATTTTCTAACATTGGGTCAAATGAAATTAAGTTTTCCTTACTAGAAATCATGGCGATCGCAACTTCAATGACCGTCGCCTCAATAGCAAAAGAAAAGAACGGCTCAATATTTCTCCTTATATCATCGATTGTTCTTTGCTTCGTTCCAGCAAAATTATACGATGTGCGAATCAAACTGGACAAAGAATATTACCAAAAAAGGAAAGCCTTTTTCTCTGGCATAAAAGCGGAGAAAATCAAAGAACGAAAAGAAAAGTTTGAAAAAGAAGAAGAGAAGGAAGAATAGAATATGGAAATTGAATCATTATTGCTGGATCTATGCGGAATTATACTGCTGTACTTTGTTCCGTATGTAGTCGTTCGCTTGATCCACCGCCGGTCATTTTCTCTCAAAACTGCAAAGATTATGACCATTGTATGGGCGATCATCTCGGCAGCCATAGTTGTGGCCATTAAATTTATAACAAGCAGTCTGGGTGCTACCGTCTCAAACGGACTAAATGTGGCAGCCATATTCATTTGGCACGGATTTGGATATTCTGTACTTCTCAAAAAAAGCAAACGAGAAAAAGCGAACCAAAATAGCACGCCAACAGCAGAGCCCCAAACGCTCATAAACGGCGAACCATGGCGTGATCCTGAGACTAAAGCGGAAACTTACAATCCAGCACCCGAAAGTTCAGTCGCTGCCGATCCATACAATGTAGACGATGTGGAAGTGAATATCGTCAAGCCGAAATATGCCACCACGCATACTACAGACCGCAAAACAAAGATTGCATTTATTTGCATGGCTATAGCGATTGTACTTGCCGTCATTTCTGCTGGCGTGGCCATCAGTAAAAACGCAGAATGCAACCAGCTAAAATCAGAAAAAGTTGATATTCAGCGATCATTGAAAAGTGTCAACGAACAATACGATGAGTTGCTGGCTCACTATAACACAGTTGCCGAAGAGAATGAGCAAGCATTTATCAACAATAATGAATATGTACTTGAGCTGTCATTTTACCAGCGCTACGCCGTGTGTACAAATGGCGGAAAATATTACCACAAATATTCATGTCCACGGTTTGACGAAAACAAAACCTTTTGGATATACAACACCGAAGCGGCAGAAAGTGACGGCCTCCGTCCATGCCCTGAATGCATCGGATAAGAAATCGGACCTACAAAAATCGGCCGGCAGTACGGCGCAGCTAAGGTGGTGCTTTACGGCATAAAGGACCGGGCGCAAATGACATAAAGCAAAGGCCTATCTGAGCGGCAACTCAGATAGGCCTTTGCTTGAAAAGTAAGCTCGGTCAAACCGCCTATACTTTCCCCGTACATTATAAGTATAACGATCGAGGCTTCCTTTTGCAAGCGAATCCGGAATTTGCCCGAAAAAAATCTTGCTTGAGGAGGTGTTGCGCCTATGAGTAGTTCTCGTAACGAATCTGTAGAGTACATCTACACTGCGTTCATTACGCTCAAGAATGGCAAGCAGGGCATTCTTGAGCTACAATCTATGGGAGTGGTACAATGAAATATGCAGCGGCATATATCCGCGTAAGTGACGACCGGCAAGACGAGTACAGCCCGGACAGCCAGCTTAAGCTCATTCGTGAGTACGCCGGCAGAAACGGCTACTGCGTGCCGGATGAATATGTGTTCTATGACGATGGTATCTCCGGGCGCAGCGTAAAGAAGCGCAAGGCGTTCAATGATATGATCGCCTTTGCAAAAAGCAAGGAGCACCCATTTCAGGCAATTCTTGTATGGAAATTCAGCCGGTTTGCTCGGAACCAAGAAGAAAGCATCGTATATAAGTCCATGCTGCGGCGCATCGGCGTGTCGGTGATCTCCATATCCGAGACCATAGACGACTCGCCCTTTGCCCCGCTGATTGAACGCATTATAGAATTCATGGACGAGTATTACAGCACACGCCTATCCCAGGAAGTGACTCGGGGCATGACGGAAAAGGCAAGCCGTGGCGAAGCCATGAGCGCCGGTGCCTTTGGCTATGACCTCCAAAACAAGGTATTCACACCCAACGAGGACGCACCCACCGTGCGGTACATCTTTAATGCTTTTCTGTCCGGCAAAGGCTACCGCAAGATTGCCATGGAGCTGAACGCCATGGGC